TATAATTGTAAATATTGTTTATTTACAACCCATCTTAAATCAAATTATACACGTCATATGGAATCGATGCAACATTTGTTAAACTATGAAAGTAAATTTAATGAATTTAATTCTCGCGATCAACTTACTAGTTTTGAATGCAAGTATTGTGGTAAGTTATATAAGCATAAACAATCTGTATCCAAACATATAAAATATTCATGCACCAAGAATAAAGATGAAGATTTAAAAGAATTAGTGCGTTTATTAAATAATCAAATCGATAATCAAAATAAACAATTCGAATTACAGCGAAAAGATTTACAATCACAGATACAAAATCAAACAAAACAAATAGAAAAATTAATGGGGAAATTGGAAATAAACGGATCATTTAATACAACAAATATACAGAATAATATACAGCTTTTAGCATACAAAGATACAGATATTACTCATTTAACAGAAAAAGATTATTCGCAATGCATAAAAAAAGTAAATTATTGTGTAATGAAATTAATAGAAAAGATTCACTTCAATCCTAATAAGCCAGAGAATATGAATATTTATATTTCTAATATGAAAGATAAATATTTAATGGTATATGATGGAGCTAATTGGAATTTAGCTAATAAGAGAGAAGAATTGGATAAATTATATGAAGAAAAAGAAATATTATTAGAAGAGTGGCTTGAACAAAATGAAGATAAAGAAATGAAAGATAAGTTTTTAAAATATTTAAACAATAAAGAAGCCGATGAATGCACAAATCGTATTAAAGACGAAATTAAATTGATGATGTATAACAAAAAACAAATTATAGAATAAATATTTATTATCTCCACCTGGGTGGTTTTTTTATTGCGTTTTTTTCAACACGTTTAACATGTGCGCGTGGTGTGATCATAGTGCGAGGTTTTGGTTGTGCAATTTTATTTTTCGATGTAATAGGTATTTTGGTTATATTACGAATTGGTTTGTCTACATTTATTAATACATTATTACGACCATTTTTACGTTTAACACTACTTGTATGTAATTTTTTTCGTGCACTAAATGTTTTATATGAAGAATTTTCTTTTCGAGTTAACCCCCAAATTAATTGTTTAATTTGATTTAATCTTGGATTATGTATAATATTTGAATTATTATTTGAATACTTATGTAATTCTTCATCCAATAAATGATTTATCTCATTTTCAGTTAATTGTTTAATTTTAGTTAATTGTTTAATTCTATGTAGTGGATTATATATAATATTTGAATTATTAATTGGATATTTATGTAGTTCTTCCTTTAATAAATTATTTATATTATTATTTAAATGTGGCTCGTAAAGAGTAAAATTATTTGGATATTTATTTAATTCGTAATTTAACAATTGAGTTGTTTCAGTTATCGGCGGCATATATTATACCGATTTATTTAAAATAGCACTAAGTCCATGATCAGTCTCTCCCATAACAATATTATCACCTTCAAATAATTCTTTCTTAATATCATCTAGTGTTGCATTTACTCCGAGATTCTTTTCTTGTGTATTCATGTTCTGAATACTTACTAATTCACCCCTTTCATTAATCGTTTGACTTAGTTTATTATTTGATTTAGCCGCCTTTTCAATATTATCTTGTATTGCATTTACCTTCGCCTCTTTTACACGTTTATCAAATTCGACCTTGGCTTTATCGTCATTCTTTTTTTTCTCATGCATAAGATCATTCAATTCCTTCTCTAAATATTGAACATTCCCCGTTTTATAAGCATCTGGATGAAAGGGCATCCATAATCCAACGGGTCCAACATACACATCATGGTTCGGGTCAATTTCACGCAACATCTTGCATCTTAATTCAGCCTCTTCTTGATTTGGAAATACGCCTCGAATTTTAAGACCGCGTACCGATGTTTGGAAATTATTCTTTTTGGAGTATTTTCGTTCTAATTTATCTTCATTGTTATCAACAAATGTTTTATAGTCATCCTCAATCGTTTTGGTCAGTGTTGCCTTTTCACTTGTTACAAATGTTTTAAATTGGTCATGAATGTCATCACTTTTAATATTGTATTTGAATGAAATAAAATTAATAAATTGGGTAAATTTTTCCATAGATTTATTAAAATCATACTCCTCTACAAATTTTTCAAAAAAAAACAATTGTTTATTTTTAATCTCTTGCTCAGGAGAAACAAATGAGAGACATGCGAACTTTTGTTCGGCGATCGGTTTATCTTCGTCAAGTAAATCAACATGTTTGTACATTCTTTCTATGACTAATCAGAATTATTTATATTTTTTTTCTTTATATTAATATATGCTAAATTTTCAGGAAGTAATGAAACGTGTCATCAAATATTTAGTCGAAGGTTTAATGGTCGCATTTGCATGCTTTGCTATTCCGAAGCAATCGCTCGACTTTGAGGTTATTGCTCTTATTGCATTAGTTGCTGCTGCAACATTTAGTATTTTGGACACATACATTCCAACTATGGCGCAATCAACCCGACAAGGTGCAGGGTTAGGTATTGGTTTCAATTTAGTTGGTTTTGGTGTATAAATATATAATAATAACATTATTTATATGTCTTTAATAAAAATTGGTAAAAATATAGATAAAAGTATATTATCGAGTGTGCATGAATGCAGTTTAAATCAAAAAAAATATATTATTAAAATTGCGCATGTTACAAAAAAAGAAATGAATATTATAGATAATGAACTTAATTTTTCACTTCAATTTGGAAATAAATATCCTGAATATTTTATGCAATTAATTGACTATTATTTTGAAGAAGGATGTTCTCATATAAAATTATCATGGGACGTATCAAACCCTCATCAAAACATGAGGCGTAATGTATTAAACGAATATAAAAAGCGTATAAATGAAAATATATGTTCATATAAAATATACACTAAAATGGATGTAATATTAAATAATATATTAACAAAATTAACACATGTACAAATATATTCTATGCTTTTACAAGTATCCTATATACTTAAATTTATGCATAAACATAATTATATTCATGGTGATTTGCATATTGGAAATATAGGTGCAATGAAAACTACCATTGGTGCCCAAATAAATCTTGGCCAAAATATTATTCGGACATATGGTTATCAATATAAATTAATTGATTTTGGAATGACTCTTTATAAAAAAAATGTAAAAAGTTCATATGATAAAAAACGATTTTCAGATGAACTAGATTATACGCATTATGATGGATTATTATATGCATTGACTACTAAAACAATAAAAAAAACGGATGAATTTGGAGTAATCAAAGAAATAGTTCCGACAAATAAAATGATACAGCATGAGTTATACAAAACATTATTTACGAATAAATATATTAAATTATGTACAACAAAAGGAAGTATACGCAGTCCTGCATTATTACCAGATGCTGATATAATATTTTTTGCACAATATGGAATTCATAGCGATGAAACATACAAATATCTTCTTTCAAAATTATCTGAATAATTTTCGTTTTAAAATCATTATATAGTTGGTATAAAATCCCAGTTTAATTCATCGCATATTTTTTTCCAAATATCATCTTGTTCAACTTTTTTTTGATCTTTTAACATGGGGAAGTGTTCTAAATATTGTCGTTCGCCTAATAATTCGCACAATTTGTATAATGTGTAATAATAATTTAAAAAATTGACTCTATCATTTGGACAATATTTAGAATAAGGTATTTGTATATCCATAAATAAATTGCATAAAATTTCTTCTAATTGTGGTGTCATAACGGGTGGTTTAATTCCCAATTTGTCTTTAATAAATGGTATGTGTTCATAGTATTTATTATATCCCAACTTTTTTAATATTTCTTTTGTTTTTTTATTTGTTAATTGTTCTAATGTAATACGTTCTTTCTTTACCTGCAAACGTATTTGTTCTATAATATCTTTTGGTATATCTGTAGATTCTTTTGCTTGAAATTGCGATAATATCTCTCGGAAATGATTAATTCTTTTATAGGCATAAAAAGAAATCTCTTTAGGAGGTTCTTTATAAGATGGTTTATCATTATCCACCAAATATTGATGAATTGAGTAACAATTATTACATAATATTACACCTTCGTGTATTACTTTTATTAATTCACCTTCAGAGCAAAATTGACACACATTATTATTATATGCATAATCAGTAATAGATACCATGTCAAAGCTATTGTGTTTTAAATATTCTTGAATGCAATGATTCATCGATTCATAAGGTGCTTCTTTTTCTTCTTTAAAATTAAAAAAAGAAGTTATTGTTTTTTTAGGAGTATTATTTTTATCAATATTTTGTTTAGATTCAAAATATTCAAACAAGTATTTAGAATTATCTAAAAAATATTTATTTTTTTCATTAATAATGGTTTGTATCTTATTTTCGTAATCTTCTAATTTTAGTTTTACTTCCTTTTCATTTTCAGGCGTCATGGATCCTTTTAATTCTTCCATTTTTTTGGTAATTATTATTATATAAAATATCTAATGTTGTATCTTGTTTAAAGTTCATTTTGTATGGTTTATATTTAAGTATTTATATATTTATTAATTTAATTAAAGTAAATTCCATTTTTTTTTCTTTTACTATATTATATAATGGGAGGTGGATTAATGCAACTTGTAGCTTACGGCGCTCAGGATATTTATCTTACTGGTAACCCGCAGATTACCTTCTGGAAGGTCACTTATCGGCGCCATACCAACTTTGCCATGGAGTCGATTGAGCAGACTTTCAATGGCGCTGCTGATTTCGGTCGTCGTGTAACCTGCACCATCTCGCGCAATGGTGATCTTGCTTACCGGACTTATCTTCAAGTAACTCTTCCTCAGATCAGCCAGGACCTTGCTGCTTCGGGCAGCAATGTATTTGCTCGCTGGCTCGATTTCCCTGGTCATCAGTTGATTGATGATGTTGAGGTTGAGATTGGCGGTCAGCGAATTGACAAGCAGTACGGCGACTGGATGCACATCTGGAATCAGCTCACTCTTGACAAGAATCAGGAGCGTGGCTACAACAAGATGGTTGGCCAGACCACCCAGCTTACTTTCTTGACTGATCCTTCCTTCGCTGATGTTGATGGCCCGTGCGACTCGTCTGCTCCTCGCCAAGTTTGCGCTCCTCGTAATGCTCTTCCTGAGACCACCCTTTACGTTCCTCTTCAGTTCTGGTTCTGCAATAACCCCGGCCTTGCCCTTCCTCTTATTGCTCTTCAGTACCACGAGGTTAAGATTAACATCGACATTCGCGCAATTGATGAATGCTTGTTTGCCGTAAAGTCTCTTACCGCAACTTCTGCTGACCAGAAGGTAACCTCTGCTTATGCCCAGTCGCTCGTAGCCGCATCACTTTACGTCGACTACGTATACCTTGACACGGATGAGCGCAGACGCATGGCCCAGAACCCCCATGAGTACCTCATTGAGCAGCTCCAGTACACTGGCGCTGAGTCTGTTGGGTCTTCGTCTAACAAGATTCGCCTTAACTTCAACCACCCGTGCAAGGAGCTCATCTGGGTTGTACAGCCTGACTGCAACGTTGACTACTGCTCTGCCCTCACTGGTGGCACTGTTCTTTACAGCGCTCTTGGTGCTCAGCCGTTCAACTACACCGATGCTATTGATGCTCTTCCTAACACCATTAAGGCATTTGGCGGCCAGGCTGCCACTGGTGCTGGTCCCAATGCATTCATTACCACTTCTGGCTTGTTTGAGAATGCAGAGGCTGGCGATCTTGGTGATGTGATTGGTGGAGCTGCTGCTCTTCAGTGGGGTGGTGCCGATACCAACTCTGGTGTTTCTGATGCTGGCACTTTCGTTCTTGCCGAGACCTCCCTTGACATGCACTGCTGGGGTGAGAACCCGGTTGTCACTGCTAAGCTCCAGCTTAACGGCCAGGATCGCTTCTCTGAGCGTGAGGGCACCTACTTCGACCAGGTACAGCCGTGGCAGCACCACACCCGCGCTCCTGACACTGGTGTCAACGTCTACTCGTTCGCTCTTCGCCCTGAGGAGCACCAGCCGTCTGGCACTTGCAACTTCTCGCGCATTGATAATGCCACTCTTCAGCTTGTTCTTTCCAATGCTACCGTATCTGGCACTAACACTGCAAAGGTCCGTGTATACGCTCGCAATTACAATGTATTGAGAATAATGAGCGGAATGGGGGGCCTTGCATATTCAAACTGAGACCTACATTAGTACGTTGTTGCTAGTAATTATAAAAATACATAAAAAATATTCTTTATACTAAAATAATTAATAATATTTTAATTATTTTATTTATTCTTTTGTTTACGATATTCTGCTATTTCTTTTGCATGTCTTTTATTATATTCTTCATTACCATATCGGGCTTTAAGCTCTTCCCGCTGTTTTTGTTTTTTCAAACGAACCCTTTCTTTTATATCATCTGACGTTAATTTATTACCTTTTACTATATTTTTTGTTTCTTTTATAGGAGTTTCACTTATTTCAAGTTTATCATTAATTATTTCATTTTGTATTAATGGCTCTTCAATGCTTACCAAACCTTTATTTATTTTATTATAAATCATTACACATTTATCCATAAACATTTTATAACTATAAATATTTTTCATATAATTACAATTTCCACAACAAGAATATATATTATTTTCAATATACCCAATAGAACTATCTATTCTATCAAGACCATTTTTATGTTCTTTTGTAGATAATTTCCCACACATATAACATGGTTTACTTGTTGTATTATCAAATAATACTTCACTTATATCAAATATAAATCCCTTTTTATTAGAACTATATTTATATGATGAATATTTTGGTGTATAATTTTTAAATGCATTAGGATATAATTTACCATCTACTAATTTATTATACGTAGCAATATGTTCTACACATTGAACAAATATGTCTTTATGTAAAGATTTTTTCATATAATTACACATTGCGCAACAACTTACGCAATTGTCGCTTACATATCCAATAGTTGAATTTAGTCGATCTATTCCATTAAACCCTTTTTCTTGTAATAATCCACAATAATTACACGGAGATTTAACTATACTCAAATATTCTTCTTCCGTAATTTCAAATGCCAATTGTTTTAATATTGCCGAATTTTTGTATACTTGATAATATTTATATATATTATTTCGTTGTTTTTCATTCATTTCTTGTACTTTTTCTGGATGTGAATCTCGCCATTTCTGCATAACTTCCGCATTATGACTATGAAACTTGTCAACATCATCTTCAATTAATTTTTTTCTATGTTGAATACAATACATAGCAACTTTTTCATAATTGGATTCTTTCCACGCTTTTTTTACAAGTTTACGTTCTGGTTTTAATTCATTTACTCGAGCTAATTCATTTACATGTTCTTTATCACGCTTATCATCTGCACGTTTATTCGCATCTCGGCATGATTTACACGTCTGCGTTTCGCCATGCATTCCTTGAAACATATCCTTTGTGCACATTTTACAGCAAACAGAGCATTGTTTTTCACTCGTTGACACTTTTATTGGCACACCACGGCGTGCATGGTCCTTTTCTCGATCTTTCTCTAAGCAATCCTCGCATGCACTATGCGCGTCTTGTCCGAGCTGAGCTCGACATCCACGAATAGCATTCTTGCAAGTTTTTAAACCCATCTCGGCTGTTTCATTTATAAATACATATAACTGGTGTTTACCGCAATATGTATTTTCTTCTGACTTTTTAAAAGAGCAACCTTCTTTGGCACACTTGATTATAGGCTCTTCTTTCTTTTTAGTACGATTTTCACTGCCTCGTTTGCGACACGCTTCACAAGTAGTGAACTCGCCCATAAAATATGTTTTGCGACAAGTTCCGCAAGGTTTCGCTTCTTCCACCATTTTATCCGTGTAATCTATCATATAGGAATGTAAAACACAGAACCGCCCTGTAGTTGCATTTCCACGACACGGCTTTAAATTTCGATCTTTCGTAGCACACTTCATCTTTTTGTAATAAAAATAATTATTATAATATACAATCAATTTTACATAAAATTTGAAGGTCTTAATAATAATTTGAATTTTTCTTCCATATCATTCAATCTAATCTTTAATTCTGCGTTTTCTTTTTCAAGAGTTTTATGTTTGAGTTTTTCATATATTAATGCCTTTTGTTGTAATGATTCGATGATACAATTATTATCACTTGTAAACATACCTTTAAAATATTCATTAAAATTTAATA